CGCTTGTCATCGGATACAGATACGAGGCAGTCAACGAACTGGGCACGAACCGAGTCAAGCTCGGTGTCCTCCTGCTCGTCCAGTTCGGTGAGCGCCTTCTGTGAGGCCTGGAACTTGGTGAACTCCTTCTCGTCCAGCGCGAGCAGGCTCTTCAGGTGTACAGCGTCCCCGTTTTCGAAATCGAGCACGTACCCGTCGAACTTCTCAGCAGCCTTCTTGCGGAGTTCAGCGATTGCAGTCATGTCATTTTCTCCTTGTACCATCATGGAAAACCCGGGGCTCGCTTCGGCCATGACTCCGTAACGAGCCCCGGGCGGCTAGTAGTTCTGGATCAGCTGAGAGGCATGAGCGTCGGCGAGATCCAGTCGTAACGCAGCGGCTTGCCCGTAGGACCAACCACCGTTGCCGAATCCAGGAACGCAGCGTGAAGCGGAATCACGATGGCGTCTTCGATGGAATCGGTCGTGATGTTGTCACGCCCGGTCCAGGACACGCGAGGCGCGTACAGGCCGACACGCTTGGTGCCGTCCTCCCAGACGACCAGAGCTGCGGTCTCCGTGGCTACACCATCCGATGCACCCTCAACTGCGAATACCCCCGTGGTGGATCCGCCCGTGGTGCCAACATAGAGGGCCATGACCTCGCGCGTGAACTGCGAAACGTCGACATCGAATCCGGTGTCCACAGGCTCGACTACCTGGCGAATAGCCTTCTTGGTGATGGAGCCCTTGGTGGTCACGTCTCCGCCATCGCGGGTGAACGCTACGTTGCCCTGGGCGGTCTCATCGCCGATGTGACCGAGGATGGTCCATGCGACACCCGGGCTGTCCAGGGATGCAGCAGCGGGGGCTGCGGTATCTACGGCAGCGGTATAAAGGACCGTCCGACTTACGAGAAAATACCCATTGTCATTCAGCATGGCTTATCTCCTTCAAGATATCGAATTGCCCCCTTGAGCAAATCTACGGAATCATCCGCCATGCCAAGCAGGACGTTGCACTTGTGGTGCAAAATCCCCCGAACGCAGTGTCCACAGGACTCCGGCCCAGGGCAGCAGGTGTGGTCGTGATCGACCACAATTTTCCCCACTAATTCCAGAGAGCAAACCGCGCACTTGTCCTCTTGCGCCTGCCGCATCCCGTCGAACATTTCTATCGTGAGCCCGTATTTAGCCAGTACATTGCTCCGTTTGTGCCTGGCGTACTTATCCGGATTTTTGGCTCTCCACTCACGTGATTTTATAACTACGCACGACTTACAAATAAAGGCAAGGTAGCCTTTACCTGTCTTTGAGAACTAATCAAGACGTTTAGTTTCTGAGCACTTGGAGCACATCCTAAGCTCAGTCACGCCCACTTCTCCTTCGTGGAAAGCACCAGCTCGTACTGGGCTACGGCTCGTCCGACGCCCGGAGGGAGTCCAGGTAGATCCTGCCTACTAGGACGAATGAGTGTGAGCACGCGGTGAAGACCCCCGGACGGGAACACAGCCCCGACCGAGTCCATGAGATCTGTCGAGATCTTCCGCCCGAGTCGAGTGGCTTCCAAGATTCCAACGTTGCTGTACACCACTACTTGAACGGTGGGCCGATCCGAGTACCGGATATGCGGAGTCTGCCCTGACGGCATCTCCTCAACCCAGACGTACGCGGCCGAAGCCAGGGCGCTCTTCGAGATGTTCGCGGCCTCTGACTCACCATCGGGATGGGCATCCCAGCCCTTGGCCTTCAGTGCGTCTACGGCCACCTGGACCGGGTCAATGAGGGTCACAGGATGGCCCCCTTCAAGATATCGAGCCCGCGCACGAACCCCTTCTTGGAGTGCCAGCCGTTCTCAACGGCCAGGGCTCCAGGGCCTTCTAGGTTCACGAAGTGGTCAACGGTACCCTTGTCCTGGGTAACCTTGTGACTTCCGGTCTTATGGTGGCGGGCAAGATTAGCGCGGGCCCTAGCCAAGATCAGGTAGGCTTCATCACCAAGGATCGATTCAACGTCATCCGAATGGGCGATGGTTCGTTCCAGGCCCTTGAAGAGCTTGATCTTTTCCATCAGTCCTCCCCGATGAGCCACCACGGGCCATCTTCCGGATGCATGTCCGGGAAATAGCCGGGCGGAAGCGTGTCAGGGTTTCCAGCTCCGAGCTGAAACGACGTGTACCAGGTCAGCCCAAGCTTGCGCCACTCAGAATCAAGAACGGTCACGTTCGCGCGGGAATACCCGGGCTGGGTCTGCCAATCCTCAGTTCCTGGGTACGCTGCCTGAACCGCGTCGGTGATCCTAGCTGCGCGGAGCGCAACCGAGATCTCTACAGACTTCAGATTCTGAGCGTAAACAGCATCGGTTCCGGCCTTGGTCACAGCGTCGGGAAGCTTTCCCAGGATCGCAGACTCAGCATCCGCGAGGTACGCAGTTACCTGGCTGTTCTCCAGCGTATTCAGCGCACGGCCCAAGCGGACCGCGACATCAGCAGCAGTCGCTAGACTCATGCGAGATTCCTCATTTCGTCTACGAAACGGGCAAGTTCCCGCTTGGTCTGAGCTTCAAGTTCTAGGCCTCGGAGCCGCGCCATATCGGAGCGCTCCTGGTAATGGGTTCGGTCCTCCAAGAGAAGCCGCACCGTGCGTTCGTAATCGTCGATGTTGGCTCGCGGAATGAAGATCCCGGCATGCCCGAGACACTCGCCCAGCCCTGGAGTCGGATTCGCGATCACAGGAATCCCGTTCACCTGCGCCTCAGCGGCGACCATGCCGTAAGATTCGTAGCCCGAAGGCATAAGCGCAATCCGGGTCTTTCGCCACACGTCGCGCATGTCCTGAGTTACGGGCATGTACTCAACGTTAGGGATTCGGGGCTTCTCCTGAGTTCCGTGCGTGCCCTCGACGCCCAAGAATCGAACATCGGGCATACGTAGGGCAAGCTCCTGGAATACGCGTACACCCTTGTTCTCTTGGAGATTGACCAGGGTAACCGCAGATCCGGTCTCATCGACCGTGTGCCGTTCGAATTCCAGTGGCGGATGTACGACCACCTTTCCCGGAGTCAAGCCATCCCAGCCAGCGGCACCAGGACGAAGGATACGACCGGCCACCCAGTTGGTATTGAAAATCTCAAGCTCAGCATTCAAGGCCTCAATGTCCGCGATGTCGTACCGTTCGTTGTGGTAGACAGCGACAATCCGAGCCTCTGGATAATCCTGAGAAAGGGCTTGCACTACGCGGGCACCGGGCCCGTGGTGCGTGACGATGATGTCCGGTGCAAACGGGGGATCGTACCCCATGTACACAGGAAGTCCCTGGTATTCGTACTGAGGTACGTGACGATCCTCTCCGAACCCCAGGGAAAGAACAGCGACTTCAAATTCGTCCTTGGGCAAAGCGTCCAGCATGTGCTGTAGCATTCGCTCAGACCCAGCAGCCAGAACAGGCATCCAGCCGTGCACCACCGCCAGAACCCGGACCTTGCGATCTAGGTTCTGGCGGGGTACATCATGCTTGGTTCGAAGTTGCACAGGCTGCGCGCCCTGGGCGATCATTCGCATCATGACCTCTGTGGGGCCACTCATGAGAGTACCGCCCGAGCCGCGAACCTGCATTTCAACTCCTAGGTTGGATCAGCTGTTAGGAACAGCGTCCGTGAACTTCACGAAGTCCTCGGGGTCCGCTACGAGAACGCCTACGCGAGCCTCGATACGGACGAACACCAGGTTGTCCTGGAAAGCGGAAACCGTGGTACCGGCGCGAACCACCGTAGCGCGGTTGTCGTAGTCGACACGAATGTCACCGATCAGGCCGAAGAATACTCGGCTCCAGTCGCCAGCCCATCCAACCGTGGTTCCCTGCTTGACCTGGGTCAGCAGAGCGGACGGACGGCCCAGGAGACGGCCGTAACGCTGTACCGACTCGGTCTCGCCGACCATGGTGTCCGTGAACAGGGGGCGCCCGTTCAGATCTACAGCCTCGTTGAACAGAGGCTCAACCACAGCATCGAACGTGGAACCGGTCCAGGTGCGCGGGGATCCCGTGCTGGTGTCGTTAACCAGAAGCTTCAGGCCCTCGTTGAGGTCCTTCCACAGGCCACCCTGAGCGGGGAGCGTGGAACCAAGCTCGATAGCCTTGGTGGTCTGGTTGATGTACGACTGCCCAGCGATTCCGCCACCGGTGATGGCGAGCTGGTCAACCGCGCGCCCGAAGCCACCCTGAGCGTTAGCTACGATCTCGGCCAGAAGATTCATCGAGTTCTGGTCGGTTACAGCCTCTTCCGAGACTGGAACAATCGTAGCCCACTTGCGGATAGCCATAGGCTTGTTCGTGATCACAGCGTCGTTGATGGGCTTCGAGGTAGCCTCGTTAACCCATCCGCCACCGATGTCGGTGGTGAATACGGGAACCGTAGCACCCGATCCGGTCACCGTTACCCGCGTAGCGTTGCGGAGGACGAAAGAATCCTTGCGCGAACGCGTGAGCAGGGGAGCGGCCTCAGCCTGCGGGATGATAAAACTTCCCGAAGTTAGTGTAGCCATGCTTACTCTCCTTCGATTTCTGCGAAGTGGCGGGCGATGGCGGCGGTGAGAGCGGTATGCTCATCCACCGGACCGGCCGCGCCGTTACCGTTTGTGCGGTCTCCCGTGGCTGGGCCTGCGCCCGCGCTTCCGAGAGACTGCTTGAACGCCTCGGCATCGGCCTTTAGCGCATCCGGGGAATCACCCTTCAGGCGATCCGCGAAACTGAGGTCCAGCTTGGCGTCACGTGCCGCGTTAATACGGGCAAGTTCGAGCTGGGTATTAGCGAACGCGGCGGTGGTCTGCGCGTGCTCATCCTGTAGGGCAGAGTACTTGGTGGTAATCTCCTGCGCCGCTGTGATCTTCTGGTTCAGTTCGTCCAGCTTCGAATTAGCCTGGCCCACAACCGTGTCACGCTCAGCAACCTTGGCCTCAAACTCCGAAGCCTTGAGCCGGTTGGTCTTCGCCTCTTCACGAAGTTCCCGAATGTAGGTCTGCGCCTCTTCGGGGTACGCGGAGATATCACGATCAGTCATGATCAGTTCTGCCCTTCAGGGTCAATAGTCTTGAGTTGCTTTACAAGCCCTGCGAGATCGGTCTTTCCGCCGTTAAGGCGAACGGCCTGCTTGTACTTCTCCTCAGCGGCCTTCACCTGATTTGCACCCTCGTAGTCGGTCTGGCCCTTCTTGACCAGAACAACTTCACAGGTATCGCCAGCGTGGAAATGCGCCTTCGTAGGGTCGGTACGCTTCGGCCCGATAGAGATCAGGACCGTGCAGAAAGGGCACGTAGGAGGAACAGGGTCCATGCGGGCCCAGCCCTCGAAGCGCTTATCTCGCATCGCGTAGTCGATCAGAGTTCCACGTTCTGCGTCCAGAGCCCAGTGTTCGCCCGAGCGCTGGATCTTCTGGACGTGCTCTTCGGTCACCATGACTGCTAGTGAGTCCTGATTACCCTCGGGGTTAATCGTCTTCTCCAGTGACTGAAGCCAGACCATGTCATCGAACCGGGTTAGCTTTGTAGGCTTGAGAGGCTTGGCCCCTTCCAAGGCCGTGATGTACTGCTGAGTAGCCAGTCGGCTGAGCGTGGATCGAGCACCGCGCACGTACGGAGCGGTACGCTTGCCCATGAGGCCCACCAGCGCCTTAGACGCGGTCCTACCCACGAAGGGGCTAAGAGCCTTGGCTAGGGCGTTGGTGAGCGTCTGAGAGGTGGTATCACGTACGTGTCGGGCCTGTACGGACTTCACTGAAGCTCCGGAGGCACGTTGTCAGCCGGTGGCTGAACAGCCGACTGCTGGGCTAGCAGGGCCTGGAACGCAGCACTGTCTTCCAGCTCGCGGATACGCTCGCGATCCTCGGGCGGAACCCGGAGGATGTTCCAGATCATCTCACGGTCTACTACGATCTGACCGCCGATAGGCTTGATCTGTGAAAGCTTGAGTGCGGCATCCGCCTGAGCGGACGGGGTAGGAGTTGCGGGATCCGCCCACTTGATCGAGGTACGGCCCGGGTTAGCGTCCATGATTCCAGCAACAACGGCCAGAACCAGGAGCAGAGGCGCCGTGAACTGATCGCACAGCTCTCGGGCCCGGATCTCTAGGCGTGCGTCATTCTCGCGAATAGCGTCACCCGAAGCACCCTGAGCCTCAGCCGAAATACCCCAGTACGAGAGCGGGATACCCGAGATCTCAGAAGCCTTACGTCCGTACAGCATTGCAGCCTCAACGAAAGGCTGAAGCTGAGCGGCGGCCCACTGATCGATCTTCACATCACCAGACAGGGCAAGGACAGAGTCCATGTACACCTGAAGCTGGGAGAGGTCCGAGAGCGACTCAGGGAGCGTAGCGATCAGCAC